TTATTAAACAGTCTTTTTCTCATTGTGGGCTTGGTATAGTTACCAGCTTCATTAACTTTACTCTTTGCTTTAGCTTTAGCCATCTCTACCTACCTGTCTCATCCTATCTACCAAACGTCTTGCGCGGTTAGGAACTTGGGTGTACCACCTTGAGTCAACCATCTCATCAGCCGCATCAGACCAGTTTTTAGAATCAACTCCTGCCTTCATGCCCTTGAACTTGGATAGACGTGGATATCCAAGATTGAACATCATGTTCGCAACAATTAGTTGTACTTCTTCAGGTAGCTCATCAAAGTTCTTATAGAGCCTGTGGCAGTCTTCTATTGTAACAGTGATATCAAGATTAAATGCAGACTGCACACGACTCTGTTCTATGACAGTGCCTACATCCTTCCCGTATTCAGGGTCATCTTTTGTTATTAGATGTCCTATTCCAAATGTAGCTAGCCCCAGATGGTCGAGGTAGATTTCATACTTACATCCCTCGTCTTCAGCTAGTTCTTCTCTTAGCTTGTCTATGTTCATTTTTTGTGAACCTTCTGTATATCAAAAGATGCCTTCTTAGACGAACCCTTGTGAGATTTGTAGCCCTCCTTAGGGTCTTTCATAAGGTTGTATCCGCTACCTGATTTCATCCAGTGAAATCCCTTGGGTGCTTGTACTGATTTTTTCATTTCTTAGTCTCCGAACCTAACCATACTGCAAATGCTCCTGTCATCGCACCTGAGACGACGCTTATCATTGCACTCTGCTGTGTACTCAAGTCGTCTAAGGACATACCCCATTCAATTACTCTAATGTACATAACTGTCACTACGAGCATCATTAAACGAGGTACTATCTTGTATTCTAAAATTGTTTGTGCAGCCATTGCTTCTTCTTTGGTCTAACAAATTCTATATCAGGGCTAGGACTACCTCTTACCGAAGAGTTTAGTAGCACTGCGTACACCAAAAGAAGCGGCAACAATAATGCCAAGACTGTACTGATACCATTGTGGCATGGCTTCAAGCTGTGCAAACCCATTTGATACTACTTCTTCCATTCCGGGGATGAAGGCTAATATTAAGGGTATTGAGAACAAAATTACCAACCACTCGTCTTTCCACGAGGATTGACTACCCTTTGCCATCTCCAAATCCCAATCAATCTCACCAGTAGCTTTCTTCTGCATTACTACAGCTTCAGCTTGCGCCCTAGCTACCTTAGTTGCTGACTGAGCCTTCTTCTCTTCTACTTTACCACTTAACCATGTACCAGCTAAATCTGCTACAGGTCCTATTAACATATTAAGCACGTCTACCTCTTCTTCTAACTCATTACTTAACTAGTTTTGCTTTACCAACAGGTTTCAATTTTGGCGTTGGTCTTGTAATACCTTTTGCTGCTAGTTTTTTAGTAAATCTATCATCTGCTTTTTTGTTTCTTTTTGTTACCCTTTTGTTTACTCTTTCTAATCTTGCTAGAGCTTTTCCTCTTTTTGCTGGGTCTTTCATGGTAGATATTTTACTTCCTAATTTTTCTTGTTTCTTCCTAACTTTCTCCATTTTTTGTCCAAGTTTACTAGCTTTTATTTTATTACCTACATTTTTTATAGTTCTTTGTGTTTTCATCTGCTGTCTCATTTTTTTCATAGCAGTAGATTTGTCCGACATTTTAAGTTCTCCTAAGTTTTTTTTTGTTTAACATTTCCATCTCTTACGTGCTTGACGCAGACGACTATTCGGGTCTTTAGCCGCCTTAGGAAACTTCTTCATTTGTCCTGCAGACCTAGCACAGAATGACTTACGACGTTTTGCATCCTTGCTTCCTGCCTTAACCTTACCCGTAACAGCCGTCTTCAGCTTACTTCCGGGGTTTTTCTTACGATATGCCTTAACACCAGCCTCAGTCATGCCTGCTCCCGACTTGGTTGGTCGGAAGTTCTTCTTGTTTCGCTTGGGCATGTTGTCTGGTTTACGCGCCATCACTTCTTCTTTGCTGTTTGTGATGCACGTTTAAAATTAGCCTTAGAGGGTGCGCCACTGCTACCTGCCTTACGCATCTTCTCTCCACTACCTGCTTTGATACGATTACGTTTGGCTGCGATGTTGGCATACAGACCTTTACGTTTAGTCATGTCAATTACCTTTCTAGAGTTCAAGGGGCAAGTTACCCTGCCCCCTGAGTGTTAGTATTAAACCCCAGTTTGAACTGCGGCAGTCTGTACTAATTTAGTTGGGTCGCCAATGTCAGCAATCAAAGCAATAACACGGAAGCGAACTACTGCAGAGTCTGCACCCAAGATTTTAACTTGGATAGCATCTGTAGCAATTACAGTGTTAATACCTGCGGCTGTTGGGTGAAAGTTGTAGATAGCATCAGCGTTGCCATCGACACCATCACAGAAGGCATCAATGTCAGTACTAATACCAACATCAAAAGTCACACTAGAGCCACCAGCTTCAAGAACGTCCAAACAACCACCAAGAACGATGGAGTTGTCAGGAAGGTCAATCACCTTGATAACATCGTTAGCTGTAAGGTTGTCATCGGCAGCATCAAAGATTTTTGACTGCACGATGTAAGGACGAATCGCATGAGCGGGATGTCCTACAGTTCCACCACCAGTGATGGTATGGTCAAAAGTAGCCATTAGTCAATCTCCTCTATGCGAAGTCAATGACACCGCGAACAACAGCTTCTTGGCGCAATACTTTTTGCCCAAAAACATGTAGTCCACGAATAACGTCAGAGAACGATTCAGTTGAACGAACCACTTCGGTTTTAGCGATGTGGGATGCAGTAGAAACTGCTGACATGTGACCTGCAAGAATAATATTCTCAGAAGCATCAGTTGCAAGAGTTGCAGATGCGTCAGTTAGGGTCACTTGGTCTGTGCCACCTGTGCTGTTAAGCGCAGTTGACTTGTAACAACGGAAGCCTGCAAATGTTCCCGGCAATGCTAAACCATTTCTCAATGGGGAGCTATTGTCGCCAGTTACTTGAACTTCAGCTAGTTTGTTACCAGCTTGTAGCATCTTCTGATAGAAGATTGGAGGTGCTACAAACCAACGGTTTTCTTCAGGCACAGATTGGTCGTCTAGTAGACGAGCCATAGCTAACATCATGTTGATGCCGTTATCATCTGTTTCAACGTTGATAGGAGCGTTAGCTGTACCAATGTCGCCTGCCGCGGCAGTTGTGGTTAGAGTCGTGCCAGAAACAGCAGACGCGGCAATACCTGCACCGTCTGAAATTGCTTGCAAGACTGTTGCATCGTACTTACGCTTCAGAGCGAATGCACCTGAAGATGTAGCCAATGCTTCAAAGTTAACGTGAGACTGACGCTCTTCAATATCGTCAATCTTAAACGCAAATGCGTTTGCTTGGTCAACAACCATAGTGATTTGGTCATCAGCTAAATCCTGTGGATTAACCACTGAACCACGCTGATATGATGACACAGTTACTGTAGGCTCTTTAATGACACGAACAGTATCGCCAAAATTTTCAATTTCGCCAGCGTAATCGGTGTTAGTAATATCTTCTACAACCGAAGCACGACGGAAAAACTTGAGAACCTTTTGGCTAAAAATTTCTGGTGCAAAGTTACCACTAGGTAAGTTTCCATATCCAGAAGAAGTAGTGAACGCCATGTTCTAGTTCCTTCCTTGTCTCTTTTTGAGGTTTTTAGGAGTTAAAGTCTATTCGCCCCTCAGCCCTTGCAGCGTCTAATTCAGATTCCATCTGTTCAAACTCCCAAGGTTTCATCTTGACGATTTCTGAAGATTTGAATGTACGTTTTCCACTATTAGAGTCTGTACGGACATCCCTGACAGGTGTTTTTGTAACGGCATCTGCCGCACTTGGCTGTCTCTTCTTTGTTGGTTTGTTAAGACCAGTATCGGCCTTATAAAGGTCCACTACACGAGCAGCCCATTTTGCATCAGTACTGTTTTTATAGATACCTTCAGCAATTGTTTTTGGCTGTTCTTCGAGCCATGTTAAAAACTCTTTTGAAGATTTAAGCTCATCAAAGTCTGGGTGCAACCGTAGCAGTTCTTCGTACGCTTTCTGCTTTTCTAGTTCCTTTTCTCGTTCCTTGATAGTGCCTATTTCCTGCCGAAGCTGTGACACCTGTGATTCCGTCTGCATAGACGCAACCGTTTGCACTACTTCAAATACATCAGGGTAACGTTCCTTAAACTCTTGAAGTTCTTCTTGAGTCCTTGGTGGTGTTACTCCCCTAGGCATTTCAACAGCGCGTTCTTCCATCGTTTTACGAAGAGACGAAAGCTCTTCTTTAAAGTCTGAAACTTTGCTGTCATAGTGTTTTTTAAGGTCGTCATAACGTTTTTTATAGTCGTGTTCAGGCTCAGAAGAGTCTGGCTTACTGACAAAGCTATTTGCATCCTGAGTAGCTGCATTTGGTGCAGGGTCAGGTTGAGTATCGTCTGAGGAAGCTTCAACATTTTCTGTATTATCTTCTTCATCCTTGTATACTTCATCCTTATAATTTCCACGGTATAAATTTTCATTATTTATAGTTCCGAAAGAGTCGTTAGGTTTATTGGCTCTGTGGCCTTTTACTTTTGCCATTTATTTACCTCATAATGCGGGG